GCAGCTTTGGCAAAAAGGTCAGCCCGCTCCACCTTGGGCCTACGAGTATGCGTACCCTGTTGACTGTCTGCGCGCGTGTATGATTATTCCTCAGTTCCAAACTGGCTTCGCTGGTGGTATCCCTATCACCACTGCGGTTACTGGTGGCGCAGCTAGCTTCTGGCAAGGGCCGCCGGTGAGGTATAAGATAACTATCGATCAATTTTATCCCGTTACGGCTGCGACTGCAGCAGTTGGAGGAACCGGCTTTAATGTTGGCGATATCCTTACACTGGCTTTGGGTCCGAATACATCCGCTCCAATTGGCTATCCTGCTAAGTTGGTTGTGCTTACTGCTCCTGGTGGAGTTATTGGGACAGTTGGGGTGGTTAATCAGATTTCTGGTTCAGCTGTAGCGCAAGGGGGAAGCTATTTTGCTACTCAAACAAACCCTGTAGCGATGTCGAGCGTGGCAGGATTTAATGGAAATCCAAGTGCTGGGGTAGGTGCAACCTTCAATCTCACCTTCGGTCCGCAGAGTTCGCAACGGGTTATTCTGACGAATCAGGAATTTGCTACTCTTGGCTACGTCAAGCAAATTACCGATCCGAACTTGATGGACCCATTATTTATTGATGCTTGGACAGCCATCCTCGGCTCGAGGTTGGTGATGGCTCTAACTGGCGATAAGGCTCAGGCCAATCTCCAAGTAGTGATGGCTAACAACTACGTGACCGAGGCTAGAAAGGTTGATGGGAATGAAGGACTAACCATCAATGACGTGACCCCAGATTGGATTCGGGTCCGCGGCATTTGGTATACCGACTACGAATACAGTCCAAACAATATGTTCAACTGGGGTAATAGCTTCCCTCTCTACTAGGAATCTCTCGTGGCGCAGCCGGTAATGCAGCATTCGTTTATGAGTGGGGAGCTTGCCCCCGCGCTGAATGCTCGTGTCGATTTAGCAAAATATCATACCGCTGCAGCATTGCTGACGAACTTCTTCGTTGACTATCGGGGTGGTGCTAGCACTCGTACAGGTACGAAGTACATTCTTCAAGCTTACAAATCTGCCACCGCCGTTCGGCTAATTCCTTTCCAAGCCAGCTTTACCGTCAACTATGCGCTGGAGTTTGGTGATTTCTACATTCGCTTCTACAATAACGGCGCGCCGGTTGTTGAGAATGGATTTGCTATCTCAGCTGCTACTCAAGCAAACCCGGCAGTTTTGACAATTATTGGTAACAACTATGCTATTGGCGATTGGTTCTTTGTACCAGCCGGCAGTGTTGTAGGGATGACGCAGCTAAATGGAAAATATTTTAGTGTTAAGAATGTTGCCGGCAATGCAGTTACCATTGGTGATCTTAATGGCAACAACATCAACTCTACTAGCTATAGCGCTTATGTCTCTGGGGGCTTAGCTGAGAGAGTCTACACCCTACAAACTCCATTCGCCGCAGCCGATCTAGCTTTGCTGAAGTTTGCACAAAATGTAAGCACACTTGTTCTTTGCCATCCAAACTATCCTCCGTATATTCTAACCTTGATCTCGACAACGAATTGGACATTGATACAGATTCTATTTGGGCCTACCATTGCTACCCCAACTGGTGTAACTGTTACTACAACTCTCACTGCAGGGACAGCAGTACACTATGCTTATGTAGTTACTGGGGTAGATACTAATGGTCAAGAGAGTGTGCCTTCGACTACTGCTACAGTTACTAGCGCACAAGATTTGCGTACCACTCCTGGGACCAATAGCATCTCCTGGGCAGCCGTGCCTGGAGCAGTGAGCTATAATGTTTATAAAGCCGAGCTTAGCTATGCTGGAGCATTGCCTGCAGGGACACAACTTGGGTTCATTGGCAACTGTACTGGCACATCGTTTATTGATAGTAACATAGGGCCAGACTTCTCAGAGACCCCGCCAATAGTACAAAATCCATTTGTGGGGGCCAGTGTTTTATCTATAACTGTAACTGCCGGTGGAACCTATACAACCATTCCAACTGTAACCATCGCCGCACCTCCAGGCGCAGGGTTTCAGGCAACGGCCCAAGCGGTGATGACTACACAGGGGACGCCGACCTTGTCAGGCGGGCCTTATGCTGTTACCAACGGAGATAAGTACGATTTTGGAAATGGCGTTATTCTTGAGGTTATAGCTTCTGGCGGTGCAGCTACTGGGTTTAAGCCAGTTACATCGCCTGGATCAAGTCCTGGTAGCCTTTCTGGTGGAAGCATTCCAAGCAACCCCGTAAGCGGTACTAAGATAGGTAGTAATCCTGGAGCTATTACTATCAACGCTAATCTCAGTTGGAAAGTCGGTCTTGTTCAGCTAATTAATGGTGGGGCTGGATATATCACAGCGCCGAGTGTAACATTCTCTTCTGGCGCTGCTACTGCTACCTCAGCAATTGGTGATCAAACTGCCGGCAATCCTAGCGTGCCAGCCTACTTTCAACAAAGGTTGGTTTTAGCTGGACCACTTGGTTCGCCACAGACCTTTTATATGAGCCAGCCAGGGAGCTATTTCAACTACAATATTTCTGATCCGGTTCAGGCTGACGATGCTATTACCGACACTATCGCTTCGACAAAGCTAAGCACGATTAAATCGATGCTGTCGATGCAGACAGGATTGATTGTATTGGCTGATGTAGCGGCTTGGCTGGTTAATGGCGGTGGGCAAAATCAAGCTATAACCCCAATTGACGCTACGGCCCAGACTCAAAGCTATAACGGCTCCTGTGACGTGCCACCGATTGTTGCTAATAACGACATCCTCTACGTTCAGGCAAAGAACTCTATCGTCCGCGATATGACGTTCAACTTCTATACCAATATCTACACTGGAACGGATATCTCGGTTCTATCGAGCCATTTGTTTTTTGGATATCAAATTCTCGAATGGGCCTATGCTGAGGAGCCATTCAAGCTTGTTTGGGCGGTACGCAATGATGGAGTGATGCTTTCGCTGACCTATGTGAAGGAGCAGGAGGTCATCGGCTGGTCGCATCATACGACGATGGGGAATTTTAAGTCGGTTTGTGCCATTACCGAGACTATAACTCAGGGAGTTGTCGACGCGCTGTACACTGTAGTTCAACGGACAGTCAATGGCAATGTAGTTCAATATATCGAACGCTTGGCAGATAGATATCTAATTCCTTCTACCCCATGGACCGCTTGGTGTGTCGATGCTGGACTACAGTACTCAGGAGCAGCAACAGCAGTTCTCACAGGCCTTGATCATCTTGTTGGGCAGACGGTAACTGGAGTTAGTAATGGTATGTTTGGAGTTATAATTCCACCGACAATTGTTGCGGCAGATGGGTCGATTACTCTACCTTCTCCTATTACGACTGCAATAGTTGGTTTGGCCTTCACCCCCCAAATCCAAACCCTCGCCCTCGATCTTGGCGAGCCTACGGTTCAGGGCAAGCGAAAACATATCTCGGCGGTCACTTTGCGATGCGAAAACACCCTTGGCTTGAGCATTGGAGCCAGCTTCTCTACCCTCGTGCCAATGAAGGATTTGGTCCTTGGTGGCTTCAATATAATGACGAATTCGGCTGTAGCTGGTTTGGTCACCGGCGATGCTCGCACTATTCTCGACCCAACCTACAACGTCCCTGGCCAATACTGCATTCAACAAAACCAACCCTACCCCGCTACGGTGTTGGGCGTGATTCCAGAAGTGACCATTGGGGATACTACAAAGTGATTAAGATTCAGCGCTATGCAAGCAAGGAACTTGGATTCGATCTCAACCCTGCGTTGGCAGAATGTATTACTATGTCGATTGTGGTTTGGCAGGCGAAGGTCGAGGCTGAGTTGGTTGGGCTCTTTGGTCTAATCCCCCCAACCCTGCTGTCAAGCCAAGCCTACCTCTGGCTGCATACTACCCCGGCTTGGGATGAGCATAAGTTTATCTTGGTTAGGTTCTCTCAGCGGATGATGGAGGTGATGCTTGCTGAGTACCCGACGATAGTTGGTCATTGTCATATAGAGAATGAGCGAGCTATTCGCTGGTTGAAATGGCTCGGAGCAGTATTCCACGAGCCAGTTGGAGTTAAGGTTCCGTTTTCAATAAGGAAGAAGTAATGGCTGATCCTTTAACCATCGCCGGAATTGGGATGGGAGCTTCTGCGGCCGGAAGCATCCTCGGTGCGTTTGGCGCCGAGCAAGGCGGTCAAGCTCAGTCCCAAATGTATCAATACCAAGCTGCAATTGCGCAGATGAATTCAAAGATCGCTAAGCAGAATGCGGATTACACCCGAGCGGTTGGGGAAGTGCAAGCTCAGCAATCGGGGATGAAGACTCGCGCGCAAGTAGGACAGACAGTTGCTACTCAAGGCGCAAGCGGCTTCGATGTAAATAAGGGCTCGAACGTTGCAGTTCGCCAGAGCGAGACGGAGATTGGGCAATACGAGCAGACGGTGATTCGAAGCAACGCAGCGAAGAAGGCTTATGGCTATGAGGTTGAGGCTGTGAGCGATACTGCTCAGGCGAACCTTGATACAATGGCCGCTTCGCAAGCTGAGAAGGCTGGAGATATTAGTGCGATATCTTCGCTCCTCGGCGGGGCTTCTAGTGTGAGATCAAAGTGGTTGCAAGGCAAACAGGTAGGGCTATTTAGCTAATGACAAAAGCAGGTAGATTAGGTAACGACATTAGTTCTATAATGTTATATGTTGATAAGACAAAAGGCTCTCCGTGTTGGATTTGGTGGGGTGCTTCTTTATCAAATGGTTATGGAAAAGTCACTGTTAATTATAAAACCTTACTGGTTCATCGTTTTGTATATGAAAGTCTTATTGGCCCAATTCCTGAAGGTCTACAGCTAGATCATGTATGCGAGAATAAGTTGTGTGTAAATCCTGCCCATTTAGAGCCGGTAACTTGTAAAATTAATATGGAAAGGCGTTCTGCATCTAAGACTCACTGTATAAACGGGCACCCTTATATTGAAGAGAATATATACATTAGAAAGGATGGAAGGCGTCAATGTAGAGTTTGTTCTAAATTGTATTGGGGTAAATAATTATGCCTGCTGTACCATATAATCCCGTA